CAGTTGGATATATGAGTATTTCATGGTTTACCCCTTAAAGCCGTTGGCTTTCAGGAATTGCTGCTCGTCTGGGCTTGCCATGCAAATCGCCATCATGTGCTTTTGCAAGTATGCAGCTAACTTTGCACGGTTCTTGTCGGATGGGTCTGCTTTAAATTTTTGAATAAGTTTACTCATTATTCGTCTCCGTACATTTCGATAATGACACGCTTGGATTCAGCTTTCAGTTCTTTGTTGCTAATAATTGAAAAGTCAATGCCTTCAATCATCAATTGGCTGTAAACATTTAAAGCGTTGCCTTCCGATAAAACTGGAAACCATTTCATCAAGTCTTTTGTTACTTTGTTCATTTTATGTACCTTTATTTGTCGTATGGCGTTGTTGCCATGACTAGATATTAAGCTATCTAAATAATCAATGCAAGCAATATATATAGGGATAAACCCTTAGTGTTGTATTTTTGGGTAAGTTGCGGCTACTCGCTGAACAAGGAGTAGTGGAGGGACACTAGCTTTCGCCGCAGTTACATCTTACTGGAAAGTCATGCGTTTGTACGCTTGGCGTGTACGATCAACGTCACCTTCGCAATATTTGGCAATGTCAGCAATGCGCCCAGCTTGGTAAAAATCCCAGACCTTAGACCCGTCAATTTCCTCGCCTATCTCGCTGCCCTTCAGAGGAATGTTAAAGATTTTGCACAGTTTGTCTAAGCTGACACGGTTGCCGTGGCCTGCCCAGGCTGTCATTGTGTCAAAAATGCTTTCGTCCCACGGTTTTGCAGAGAACGGAATCATAAACGGTGGTTTGACATTGTTCATCACAGAGCGTTGAAACAAAAACCGTAAATCAAAACTAACAATGTTATGCCCAATAAACTTTGGTCGTTGCTGTGACGATGGGTTGTATTCATTCATTAAGTCTTGGTAAAACTTATGCAAAATATCTGCTTCAGAGCCACCATAGATCGACACAGGCGCATTGTCATCAATGGCATACCCAATACAGCATATTTCGCCTAAGCCACCGTCAAACGATGTTTTGCGGTACGTTGCATCAAACTCAGCATCGAGTTTTTCAACTTCAGCCTTAATGTAAGCGTCAATCTTTTCTTGATCTTTGTAGTTGCCTGGTGCTTTGACTGACAGTTTTTGTTTTTCAATGTCAGCCTTAATCAGTTCAATGGCTGCTGGGTTTTGTGCAGGGATCGTTTCAATATCAAAGTAAATGTTCATTTTTGTACCTGTTTAGCTAAAGTTTTAAGCATCTCGATTGCATCCTGTAAATCTTGCACGGCTCTGTTGTCGAGAACCATGCCTGGATACCATTGTTGAAGCCGCCATGAAATCAGTATTGCTTCTTCGGTTTGCGTCATCAGAACGGGACATCATCAATCATGTCCTCCAACGGGACAACAATGCCTTCTTTAATTGCTCGATAGGCATCAGACTTAGGTTTTGCAGGCGCAGCTGGCGGTGCATCTTCAGCAGGCCGACCACCAAGCATCTGCATTTGGTCAGCAACCACTTCAGTTGTGTATTGATCCACGCCATCTTTGTTCTGCCACTTGCGAGTAGTCATACGACCCGCCACAAAGACCTGTGAGCCTTTCTTTAAGTAGTCGGCGCATATTCCTGCCAACTTACCAAAAGCCGTGATCCTGACCCATTCTGACGTTTCCTTTGTTGCGGTCTTGTAACCCACCGCAATTGAGAAATTACAGATTGCATTAGAGTCAGCGGTGTAACGTGTTTCAGGGTCTTTGCCCAATCGCCCAATAAACTCGCAGCGGTTAAGATCGTTTGCCATTATTGTTGTTCCCAGTTTGATTTAAATTGATCGTATGCAGCCTTCAGCGGAATCTGTTGCTCTTTTAAGCAAATAGTCCATGCTGCTCTAAATATGTCCTTCAGGCTTTCGTAGCTAACTGCTGATGCCATTTGAGCCACGGTATGATCCAACTCAATGCCTTTGGGTTTCTCAATGACTTTAACTGGCAATGCTTTTACGGCAGCTGTGCCATCGTCATCTTCGCTTGCAATACCAAGTGCTGCTTGCAATCCGTATCTTTTACCGTAAGTAATTGCCGAGCCAAAACCTTGTGCATCTTGTTTTGTTGCGGGAATAAACAATGTGCCGCAAGATAACTGCTCGCCTGATTCATGGATAAGTACTGTTTCGACTGCTACACCATTTTCAGCCGTATGCAACATCTGCACAAAGGCTAAACCGTTAGCCGACAGAGCAGGCCGCACAGCGTCAATGACTGATGCCAAGCTACTGTATGCAGATTTAAAGTGGGGGTTTTTTGAGTCTTTTGCTGCGTGGTTCATAGCAGCCTGGGCTTTCACTAATGCTTTTGCTAACTCGTTCATTTATGCACCTATATAAAATGGGGCTTGCGCCCCGTTGGATTATTTGTTTTTAACGCACTCTTGGCAACCACAAACAATTACGTCTGTTTTTACAGAATCACGCAATTCTTTTAAAGAATCGTAACCACGAACATGAACTATGTCATCATCAAAACGCCAACCGTACGGCAACGTCAAAATGTAGTCAGTACCAAAATCATTTTTTTCGATATCTACATCACGTTTAACATTTAATTTGTATTTCATTTATGCACCTGTATTTGTTTAATGGCTTAATGCCATAACTACATATTAAGCCATCTAAACAATTAAGTCAAGCAAATATACAATTATTTTATAGGTGTTTTCCCTAATGCTTGCAAAAACCACATAACAAATGTTAAGATAGCTTATGAATACAACAGACATTATCCAAACGTTAGGCGGTACGTTCTCCCTTGCCAAGCTATGTGGGGTTAGCCCATCTGCGGTTAGTCAATGGCGTAAAAACGGTATTCCTGCAAATAAGTTAGTTTTGATTGCTATGCAGCTTGAAAAAAAATCAAATGGTGTTTGGACTCGAAAAGAAATCCCAAACTGGAAACAGATTTGGCCAAAGTTACGATAGACTTGAATTGCCTTTAGCAAGCAGAGACGCAACCAATGGTAAAGGTCTAGTTTCAATAGGTTAGCTTTAGACCTTGGCACATCGGGACAGACGGTGATAGAATTGAATTATCCCTTGGCGGGGATAACATTTCAGCAAGACTTAGACGGGATACTGCTGGTGCTGACCAGTCCGCCAACACCTTAAAACGGTGAGTATCTCGCCTAAGTCTTTTTTTTGGGCTTGCCATGCACTATTATCAATTCAATATCGGTGATTACGCTAGTCACACTAGATATTTGACTCAATCACAAGACCTTGCATACAGGCGATTGCTTGACCTGTATTATTTGCACGAAAAACCAATACCAAAAGAAAACCCAGCCGCCTTAATTGGCATGAACGACTGTTTAACATCCGTTGAACAAGTGTTGAACGACTACTTTATTCTTACAGATAATGGTTGGGTAAATAAGCGTGCAAACGAACAAATTGACGAATATAGAAACAAACAAAAGTCAGCATCGTTAGCAGGTAAGAAAAGTGCAGAGGTCAGGAAAGCTAGTAAAGACGCCATTCCTGAACAACCGTTCAACGACCGTTCAACAGACGTTCAACCAACCATAAACCATAAACCATTAAACATTAAACATAAACCAATAAAAGATAACTACGTTTCGCCAATAGGCGTATCACCTGAAGTCTGGCAAGATTTTGTTCAGCAACGAAAAGCAAAGAAAGCTGCAATCACAGAAACAGCAATTAAAGGCATAGAGCGTGAGGCCAACAAAGCAGGCGTAACACTAAATGTTGCATTGCAAGAAATATGCGCTAGAGGTTGGACAGGGTTTAAATCTGAGTGGTACACAAAAGAAAAACAAAGCAATGAACCCGCCTGGGCAAAGCAAAACCGTGAATGGTTTGAGAGTGCAACAGGTAGAGTTGCCGAAAAAGACATTTTTGACATGGAAACCAATGTAACGAGGATTGCAAAATGACATTGCCAATTGCTGCGGTAGAGCGTTTATTTGATCGGCTCTCAATGACTTACGGAACAGAATTTAAAAACAAATGGACTGGTATGCCATTGAACGAGATCAAGACTCATTGGGCATACGAATTGTCTCAGTTTGCTGGCAACCTAAACGCTATTGGTTGGGCATTGCAAAACCTTCCTGATCGCTGCCCAAACCTGATTGAGTTTAAAAGTTTATGCAAACAAGCCCCCAGACCCACTACGATTGCGCTAGACGCACCGAAAGTGTCGGTTGAGGTGGTTGATACTGAAATCTCTAAAATTATTGCCAGCCTCGTTAAAACGCCTGAATCTACTGGAGATCACAAACGATGGGCAAGACGGTTAAAAGAAAGAGCAGAAAAAGGTGAAAAATTATCACCATATCAAATAAATTGTTACAAAGTTGCGCTAAACCTGTTAAGCTAACTAAACAATAAACAAGGGGATTTCATGTCAACACAACAAAAAATTATCAATTATTGCCAAGAGCCACGAACAACCAAAGAGCTTGCAGAATATTGTGGCATCAACAAAGACACGATGTACACGCATTTAAATCGGCTTCAACGCAACGGAATCATTGACAAGATTGGTGACGGTAGGCGCAGAGTTCAGCCTGCGAGGTTTGTTGTAACTCGACACGCACCTGTTGCTACCGAATCAACTATTGATTATGAAAACCTTGTTATCAAACACGCCCACAACCCTTTTGGATTACGTTTATGAACAAGGCCGATTACATTCATTTGTTTAAAGAGGCTTGCGGTGACAAATGCAACGCTGAATACAACCCTTGTGTGTTTCGCCAGGCTGCTGACAATCTATCTAAATTAAAGCCTACTGGTTACATTGGGGATAAAGGTGTATTGATTAACGACACAACTCACCCGCATTTGTATACGGCTCTCTACTCTTTGGATGGTGAGCAAAATGACTCTTAATAACGTCTTGCGTTACCTTGAGCATGGCTATGTTATGACGATTGAAGAGCAGATCGAAACGGCTCAATATATCCGTCAATTGCAACAATCTAACCAATCTCTTCGTGAGGGATTGATTGAGTTCGCAGATCAAATCTTTGCTTTGCGCCGTGAATTAAATAAAAAGGATAAAAATGAAAGAACAACGTGAACAACAAACATTGATTGACCAATTACATAATCATATTTTGGCGCAAGATAGGTTAATCAACGCACAAAACAATGTAATAAAAGAACAAGATGAAAAAATCATCAATTTATCATTTGATCTTGCATATCAAAAACGTTCACACGAATTATTGATTGCTGATAAAAACGATTCAAATATTTTATTTGATTGCCGTGAAACCATTGCAGACCTATGTGATGACAATAACTTACCGTATCCGGTTGAATTACTGCATAAAATTTCTGTAACTTTAGGGGAATCGTATGAACCTAAGTAACTTATATTTAGCCGCAGCAGACAAATTACGCCATAAAGGTTTGTTGCCAGACTCTAGACCAGCAACGCTTTCAATGTGCAGTTATCAATTAGGCGGTATTGCACCAATTGGCGAGCGAGCATTACTTGAGAAATTTCTAACCCATGTTGAGAAACGGATCGACAAGTTTGACAAGCCTGCTTATAGATTGTCACCAGCCATGCGTATAGCCGCTGAGAGAGCCGCTAAAGAGCAACCAGTACTGATGGGGGTTGGAGGATGGTAACAACGCTGTGGGACTGGATTTTTGTGTTTTATTTATCCGCAGCAATAGGAGTGGCTGCATTGTTA